ACAGACAATCTAAAAAGAATGCTTGAAAATCTTCCAAAAAAGTTGTATTATAGTGATCACCAACCGAGTAGTTGGGATTGGCATGATCATATTATAATAAAACTTTAGAATGAGCAGTTGTAAATTAGTAATAAAAGATGAAGTGAACGTGAAGTTTGAGAACCTAAGTCTCGAATGGCGTAAGAAACTATCTAACAAATTCAAATATGAGATACCATATGCGAGGCATCTACCAGCAGTGAAACTGGGCAGGTGGGATGGCAAGGTATCATTCTTTGGGTTAGGTGGCACAACATACCTAAACCTAGTTGATCAAATACTACCCATCCTGGACGAGGGCGGGGTGTACATAGATGTTGAAGACAAAAGGGAACAACACAACTTTGAATTCAAAGCAGTAGACAAAAATTACCTATCACACATAAAGTGGCCGGAGAATCATCCAGCCGCAGGACAACCGATTGAATTAAGGGACTATCAAGTAGAAACAATTAACAAGTTTATAGAACATCCACAAAGCATACAAGAGATTGCCACAGGTGCAGGTAAGACCATTATTACAGCGGCACTATGCCAAATGGTCGAACCATATGGAAGAACACTTACCATAGTTCCAAACAAAAGCCTTGTGACACAGACCGAGGAGGACTTCGTTGCTTGTAACCTCGATGTAGGAGTGTACTATGGTGATAGAAAAGAGCTAGGAAGATTCAACACAATAGCAACTTGGCAGTCATTGAACGTGTTAGAAAAGAAAAGCAAAGACGAACATTCAGAAGCATTTGCAGAAGCAATAAAAGGAATCAACACAGTAATAATAGATGAAGTACACATGGCAAAAGCAGATGTTCTTAAAAGATTGCTGACTGGACCGTTCGCACACTGCGGCATACGTTGGGGACTAACAGGCACAGTTCCAAAAGCAGATTATGAATTTATGGGATTGAAATGTAGCATAGGTGATGTATCTAACAGGATACAGGCCAGCGAACTACAAGACAAAGGTGTATTGGCCAACTGCCATGTAAATGTTTTGCAAACACAGGACCACCCACAGTTTAAAACATATGCAGAAGAATTAAAATGGTTAACCACAGACAAAACTAGAATGACATGGGTAGCCAACACAATCAAAGACATATCAAGTTCAGGTAACACATTGATTCTAGTTGACAGAATATCTGCAGGTCAGATACTAGAAGAGCAAATAGATGATGCAGTCTTTGTATCAGGATCAACCAAAAACACAGACAGGAAGGAACAATACGATGAAATATCTACTGCAACAAATAAAGTTATTATTGCCACATATGGAGTTGCCAGTGTTGGTATTAATATTCCTAGGATTTTTAATCTTGTTCTCATAGAGCCGGGCAAGTCATTTGTTAGGGTCATACAGAGTATAGGACGTGGAATTAGGAAAGCCGAGGACAAGGACAATGTACAGATATGGGATATTACCAGCAGTTGCAAGTTTGCAAAAAGACACTTGGGGGCAAGGAAAAAGTTTTACAAAGAGGCCAATTACCCGTATAATATAGAAAAGATAAATTATGAAAATCCTTACACTTGATAACAGAACATACAGACTAGAGAGGATACCAGAGTGGGTTGACGAAGACTTACGATTCGCTGTGCTAGACAATTCAGATCCTGAAAATCCAGACTTCTTTTACATACCGTTAATATTCCTAGAGAGCTTCAATGCTCCGGCGGCAGTTTTAGAGATTGGTCCCCACAAGATAAAGATGCCGTTGGATTGGAAGATGCTGATAGGCGAAGCGGGACAATCAGAGATGCATGTGTTACCAATCACAAGCCTTAATGACAGAGGGTTTGATGCATTCACATTCAACCCATTGTCTAGTCCAAAACCGGATTTCTATCCAATCGATGTTGTAGACATCTACACAGAGGTGAAATGGTATTTTCCTAAAATTAAATCAGGACAGATGTTGGCAGTTCCTCTGAGCAACGGACCAAAACCCATATGTGCCTACTTCGTCAAGGACATCTCAAGACAATGTGAACAGGTGGACTATGGCTCAGTCTGGTAGAAAAACAATAACAATCGATGCACCAGTCATGATAACCAACAACAAGATTGCGTTGTGGACAGATGAGAACTGGATGCACGACTTCTTTGATTTCATAAAGGAAAACAAATTTAAGATTTCAGGTATGAATCACCTACAAAATAAATTAAAATTAACATTTGTAACAGCAAAAGAATGTACAGTATTTGGATTAAAATATGCCGGTAGAAAAAAATAGAAAATTCTTTGACCTAAGGAACGGCCTCAAAGCAGTTGACTTTAGAAACAAGGACTACTTTGACAGGATAGACGACAAGGAGAAATCATTGTATTCACCTTACATGCTGATGAGATATGTTTCCAATGTGTCCTCGAAGGATCCGTTCTACATAGAACACTACATAGAGATGGTAAACGAATGTGTGAACAAGCACTGTTTCACACTAGGCAAACACAAGAAACTGTTGTGGATACTAACCGCTATGTGTGGAGCAGAGACACAGCAATTCCATCAATGGATCAAACCAATGAAGCGTGTGCCAAACAAGAGTCTAAAAAAATTACAACAGATATATCCAAACTGGAAGGAAGCAGACCTAGAAACTTTGGACAAAATTATAACAGACAGAGAACTAGAGGAATTGATGGAGGCCCATGGTATCGACAAATAAATGTACATACTGTGGCAAGGAGTTTGCGAAGGAACGTACATTACAAGTACACTTGTGCGAACCTAAGCGTAGATACCTACAACGAGATGAGAAGTGGGTGGTAAATGCATTCATGGTGTTCCAAAGATTCTATCAGATACATCAACACAACTCGAAAACAAAAACATATGATGATTTTGTAAAGAGTCCATACTACAATGCCTTTGTAAAGTTTGGTAGATTCATCATGCATATTAATCCATTGTATCCGGAGAAGTACATAGAGTTTGTATTGAAATCAAAAATTAAACTAGATCATTGGTCTAGAGATGATTTGTATGAGGCATATCTTATTGAAGCACTGAAGTCGGAACCTGTTGAGGCCGCTTTACAAAGAAGCATAGCGACAATGATGGACTGGGCAACGGAACAGAATGCACAATGGTCAGACTACTTTAGATTAGTGAATACTAACAGAGCAGTGCAACACATACAGCAAGGAAAAATAAGTCCATGGTTACTGTTAGGTTGCAGTGCAGGAAAAAGAATGTTAAAATCATTTAACGACGAACAATTACAAATGATAGAAAGATTTATAAACACAAGTTTTTGGCCAAGTAAGTTGAAGAGCTATCCTGCTGACCACATGCTAGTACAGGACACAGCAAGGGAGGCCAAGATTGTCTAAGATAGATTTAGAAGTTTCTGATAACTTGGATTTCGACGACGGAGACTGTGCAGTAATTATTAGAGAAGACGGATCCGTGGGAAGAGTGATAATGCCAAAAGTAAATAGAAAAATAATAGAGTCGGAAGGATATAGGAAACTATTAGATGTGTTAGAAATATTGCAACCAGGTGCACGTGATAAAATGATAAGATATGCCGAAAAAGGCAAAGGGAGTATGCACTAATGCCTGATGTAGATATAGATTTCTTTGATAGAGATAACACACTAAAACTTTTCAAGCACACACCTGCATCCATGATTAAAGAAGGAAAAGCGGAGAAGCACAAGACAGGAGTGTACTTCCATGCTATACCTGAACATCCTGTAACAGGACATGCATCACTAGATTACAAAAATGCAGAGGACAGAGGTTACTTCAAGATAGACTGTTTAAATGTAAACATCTACAAGGATGTAAAATCAGAACAGGAACTAGTTGAACTAATGATACAAGAACCTGATTGGGATATGCTGAAGGATCCCAAAACCGTAGAAAACCTTTTTCACCTAAACGGCCATTTCAATATAGTATCCAAACTAGAACCAAAGACTATAGAACAACTTGCGGCTGTGTTGGCTATCATACGTCCTGCTAAACGTCAGTTGATGTACAAAGACTGGATAGACATAATGAAGGAAGTATGGATAAAGCCTACAGACGGATCTTACTTCTTCAAGAAATCACATGCTGTAGCATATGCACAGGCCATCGTGGTACAGATGAATTTGATAAGCAGTGCTAAATATAGTTTTGATGCACCATCAGAAACGTAAGAAAAAACTTCCTAAAAAATATAAGACATCCAATTCATCATTAAGATCAGAACTCAATTCGTATCAGCCTAATAGTCCTTTAACAAAGTATGTTGAAAAGGTATGTGGGGTTAATTCTACGGATCCTAATAAAGTTTAAATAGGTCTTCTTACTAATTGGATAGTTCTTCTCTTTACCCGTTTCTTTGAAATATCAGAAAGTCTTACTGTTGGGCCATGAACAATTTCAACATCCTTAGAGTTGAGTGTGATCAATGTGGAACGGAAGTATCTAAATTCTCCCTTAAGAAATATGTTAATTGGTAATTTACGATTGGATTCGTGCCACCAAGTTTCCCCACATTTTAAGAAATGCATCTTGTCTTTGGGCATCATCAATCTACCATAATCATAGAAACTGATCACATTGACATCTTCATTCTGCACTATGCCCACGTACTCCAAATCGCCCTTTCTGATGAGGCTTAAAAATGGGAACTTGTCCCTTAACGTGTTAAAAATTTCGTTCATTCTATATCTATAAATACTGTTAAATATGTATTATGCAAACAGTACAAAGGTATTTAATAAATCAATTGGTAATAGCCTACATAAATGGTTATCACGGAAGGAACTCAAAAGTGTACGATAGACGTCTAACACTGCATAGAGGGGTATCAAACCCTGTCTCATTCACGTTTAAAAACGAGGATCAGAAGGCACAAGACATCACAACCAAGACTTACGAGTTCAATATGATAGATTCTGAGAGCAAGAAAGCAGTTCTCACAAAGACGTTAAGCATACTAGATGACGGTTCAACAGTGAGCACAAAAGGCGATGCTAGTTGCACAATCACAGAAGGCGACCTATTACCATTGGACGCAAAGTTCTACAACTACTCAGTACGTGAAGTAAAGGCAGATGGTAGTAGAGAAGTCACATATGCAGACACAGGATACTCCGCATCTGGAACAGTAGAGTTACTAGACGGTGCCTATCCAGAATTCTTAGCAAGTACAAGTGTATCAACGTTCACAGCAGTAGGAGGTCCATTGGCACACACGTCAGGATCTATAGATGCAAGACCAGGCATCAATAATAACAAAGCACTACACACTATTGCAGTATACACAAAGAACTTTTCAGGAACAGTCAGGGTGCAAGGAACAATGAGTGCTTCACCAGGCAACAGTGATTATTTTGATATTACCATGGACGGTGCAGGAAGTTCTGCAAACTTGTTCACAAGCTCAACCACAGTTACCAATTTTAACTTCACAGGTGTTTACCACAGTGTGAGATTCAGTTGGGGCAACGACAGTGATAACACTGGCGTGATTGACAAAATCCTATATAGACAGTAAAATAGTATAGATTATGAATCTTATACAGAATACAATTCTGACTAGTCTGCCTGCGAACAGAAAGAAAACCCCAAGCGGTTGGATCAGTTTCAATGCACCCTGTTGTGTATACAATGGTGAGACTGCTGACAAAAAGAAACGTGGCGGACTGATGACTAGTGCAGACGGAACGGTAAGTTACCATTGTTTCAACTGTGGCTTTAAATCAAGTTATGTGATAGGACGTAAACTGACCTACAAGATGAGACAGTTCATGAGTTACATAGGCATACCTGAGGACACAATACGTAAGTTGGCCATAGAAGCCATGCGTGAGGAAGAAGGCGATGTAAAGTATGAGAAGAAGAAATTCGTCACATTCAAGAACAAGACACTGCCCAAGAACGCACACAAACTGGATGTGTGGCTAGAGAAGTATGTGGGCAACGATCTCACAGAACCACAGTGGAAGAAGATAGACGGATTACTGAAATATCTAGAGAGCAGAGGCATAGGTGCTGACTGGTATGACTTCATGTACTCACCCGATAAGATTTGGGACGTACATCAAAGATTGCTGATACCATTCTACTGGCGAGGTGAAGTAGTTGGGTTCACTGGTAGGATGTTCGAGGAATCGGAAGGGGTAAAATATTACACGGACGTGTGGCCAGGGTATGTGTTCAACATGGATGCACAGGACTGGACCAGGAAGTTTGTAATAGTAACCGAAGGACCTTTTGATGCTATATCCGTTTCTGGTGTGAGCATATTGGGATCAGAGATAAATGACACACAGCGAGAGTTGATTAATAGTCTTGGTAGAAAGGTAATTGTTGTACCAGACAGAGATGCCCCGGGACAGAAATTAGTGGATCAAGCGACAGAGTTTGGCTGGAGTGTTGCTTTTCCAGAATGGGATAAAACGGTTGGCGATGTGGCAGATGCTGTGTTAAAATATGGTAGACTGTTTACTATACAATCAATATTAAAAACAACAGAGACTAGTAAACTAAAAATAGATTTGAAAAGAAAGATGTATGGCTGATTACAATAACAACGAACCACAACACCGGGCTAAAGATTATTCTTTCGATGTACAGAAATTGTATATTGAAATGTTATTAGCAGACGCTGAATCATTTGCTAGAGCACAGAACATATTCAATCCTGGTTCTTTTGATCGTAAATTACAACCTATAGCAAAGTTTGTTAAGGATTATATGGACGAGTATAAAGTGATGCCGGAGGTTGATATAGTTAATGCACAACACGACATAAAATTAAAAACAGCAAAGGATCTAGATCCGGCACACTTCAACTGGTTGCTAGATGAATTTGAAACATTCTCAAGACACAAAGCACTTGAACAAGCAATACTATCATCTGCAGACCTTTTAGAGAAAGGTGACTACGGTCCAGTTGAGGATATGGTCAAGGAAGCAGTCAGCGTAGGACTTACAAGAGACTTAGGTACAGACTACTTTGAAGACCCAAAAGGAAGACTTGAAGCACTAAAGGACAACAACGGGCAGATTAGTACAGGATGGGATAACCTGGACAAGAAACTGTTTGGTGGTTTCAACAGAGGAGAGCTGAACATATTTGCAGGAGGTTCAGGAGCAGGTAAGAGTTTGTTCTTGCAGAATCTTGCAGTCAATTGGTCACTGGCTG